CAATTCAACAAAGTCTGTAAACTCATCTATCTTTTTGGAATCAGCCTGAGGGATACCACCGATTGTACCCATCATAATTGGCTGTTGTTCGTCAGCATCTCTAAAGAAGATAATGACCCATGTACCTTCTACTGGACCAACTGGCGCATGACCAATACCATTCATAGCAGCAGAGGTAACTGGTTGCATTGGGAATGCCCATGGCAAATCTGCCGTTGGTAGTACTGTTTTTTGTTCGGTGTGTAACCCGACAATACGAACCTGACAACGACCCAGCTTTAAGGGATCTTTACGATTTTCAACTACACCAGTATATAACTTCATTTCTTGCCTGTCTTAGGATCAACGATTAACGAATCTTTCAATAGTTCCATATGGATCTCATGCTTCTCACGAGTAATGCGGTGGTTCAATGCGCTGATAATGTATCTACCCGAAAACATATTGTCAGTCAAAGAATCGTTTTCATTTTCTTTTAGTGTTTGTGAAGACTTGTAAATTGTAACAGTAACAATCTCACCCACAGTAATATCTGTTCTACCTGGAACTTCAGCTGTCATTCTGTACGCATGCGCCTGAGCCATTAGTGATACTCTGCGTTGTAACCAATTTTGAACACCATCATCACCCGAACCATTCATATGGCTATTGTACTTAGGGTAATTAAAGATGTTTGAATTATAACGTGCCAACACATCCTGTGTGGAGACTGGATACTTGTTCAGATGTTTTTCTTGCTCAAAGTTAGCAAACATACTAACATTCTGCGTACTGTACTTTTTAGTTAGAATGTCATGCGAGATCATCTTGCTACCAAACATACCATTGTTGATGCGCTCGATGTAGTCAAAACCTGTTTCAATGGTATAGTCTAAGAACCTAGAAAATGATAATTCTGGATTTTGAATGGAACCATGTTTCTTTGGTAGACGTTCGAAAGAGTCGTATGTATATTGCTCTCTATCTTTCTTAGTGAATAAACCAGATAGTGAAACAAAGTTTAGACCATGGCGATTTTCAAAGAACACATAGTTTGGAACATTGCTGGTGCTGATTGCTCGTTCAGCCAGAAAAGTCATGTTCCTATACGGAGACCAGTAGTTGGAAATATACTTTACAGAGTTTTTGGTTTCTTCGATGTCCATTGGAAGATCGGACTTAACAATCTCAGTCTTCATTATTTTCTTGGCAAGGTCGGAGATCTTACCTTCGAACGAACGAGAAAGTTTTAAGTTAGCGTCAGAAACCAATTCGTAGGAACAAAAGTGTAGTATATAGAATACGTTCTTATCACCCAACACCTTACGATCAGACATCTTGTAGATATAGAATTGCTGATCAATTCTTGCTTCTTTCATCTTATCAGGAATTGCTGGCGTCTTAATTTTAAGTATGATCTTTTCTTCACCAACGAATGGAAAGACATTTACTAAGTCAATACTGTCGGTTATTGTAACTGTGCCTGTAACGCAGGGAGCAAAGATATCCTCGAATATCTGAATCTCTGCAATCATATTGGTAACTTCAACACCACGACCATTGGAAGAGACTATTTCAACTCTTTCAATGTCTACGTCACCAGCAAATCTTAAACCATCTTTTTTCGCCATTACATTATTTTTCTAAATTCAGTTAAGACCTGATCAAGTAATCCTGGACTGATAATTCGTATTCTGCGTTTGGCTTCATTCTGATCAAACTCATATTGATAGTTCGAAACAGCAGATGCCATTGGATAAGTTATATTGTCAACTATCCACCCATTGTATAAGTAGTGGTGTGTATCGTACTCATTACCAGCACCATACTTTTCAGTAATTTTCGCTTCTAGCCTATCAACTGCCATAGGGAAATCTTCCACATAATCATATTTTTGATTGGCAATCATAATGACCCAGTGATATTTTGGAGACTTGTAAAAGTGTTCTGATATGATCTCTGGTGTATCCTGATCACTCATATCGTAGTATTCATAAAGACTAATGTTTTCCAGAACATTCATTTTGAAACGCACGTTCTGTGTTATGTCTTTTAGTTTTACGTAGTCTATGTCTCCATTTGCTTTCTGGAAGTCATAGTACATATCCTGCATATTGTCGAAATACATTATAGACCTGCCTCGATACGTTCTTTGGTTAGTGTCTCTAGTTCAACGAAGTTAAGAGTTACGTTAATCTGCGTTGGTGTTCCGTCTGGGAATGTAGTAAACACACCATTCGGTGAGTAGTTTACGTTCATCTCTGTAAGTACGCAGGATGAAATTTTGTTTAAACTGCTGTTCTGTCTTTCACCGATAAAATATTCGATGTCAAATTCTGATGGGTATACATAAACAAAGTTGTTGGCATCTTTAAACTCTGGATGCATGTGATATTTAAACAACCAGATAATGTTTAACGCAGCCTGTGCTTCAGCAGCATCTCTTGGAGCAAATTGATAATCAAAGGTAAACCTACGATAGTCCACACCCTTAAAGATCTGTTCTTTTCTTGGGTTGCCTGCAGATCTAGTCATTGCTGAGAGACCAGCATTGCCCTTTAAAATTTCTGAGGATATAGCACCCTTTGCTGCATTGGCAAGCCCAGCGCCACCTTGTACTGCACCATCTTTTACGTTACCAGCTTTCATAGATTCACCAGCAGCTTTTAACTGATTTGCTAGTTCGGGATTGGTTGCTAGAGCAGCAGCGATACCCACATCTTCTTCAGACCACTGCATACCGTAACGAACACTAAGTTGTTGCGGAGTATAGAGGACTATAGCTTCTTTTACACGTTTGGCTGGTGCACCAAATTTAATACCAGCTGATTCTAGTACAGTTGTTTGAACCGCAGCAGCACCTCCACCAACTAGCGCACCACCAAGAAGACCTTTTGCACCACCACTGATTGCACCACCAATAGCACCGACAGCATCTTTACCACTGGTTGCGCCAGAAGCTATTCCTCCAATGAATCCAACTACAGCACCCTGTGCTGCTGCAGCAGCTGCATATGCAGTAGAACTTGTTGTTTTACCCACTAAACTATTCATGGCTGAACGATCTGGCTGAACCAGAGCCATCTCCTCAGAGTTATCTCTGGCAATTTTAGAATCAGACTGTACGTTGATGTAGAATTTAATATAATTCTGCATCTCAATGCTTTCAACATTACTTGGGAATTTTCTTACACCAACAGAGTACTTATTGCTGGCTTTGGTAGATGATATCGGTGGGCGAATGCCTTCTGGTGTATCAGCGACGTTGGGTGCGGGATCGCTTATGCCAGTGAAAAATCCATTGGGATCTACGTTTGAAAGTGCGTCGAATTCTGCCATGTTTTCTCTAAATAATGGAGGGGTAGTCTATTATTTATTCGCCAAATTAGCCATGTATCATAAAAGAAAATTTGTTCCAACCAAACCTGAGAAGTATTCTGGGGATCCAACTAACATTATAATGCGTTCTTCATGGGAAACAAAGTTTGCCACATGGTGTGATCGCAACCCAAATGTTGTAAAGTGGAAGTCTGAGGAGACTGTAATTCCGTACGTTTGTCCTACCGACAATAGAATTCATCGTTATTTCGTAGACTTTCAGATACAGGTGCGTAATAAAGAAGGCAATTTAGCCACATATCTGGTTGAAATCAAACCAGATTCTCAGACTCGCCCACCTATCCCACCAAGCAGAGTTACACAGCGTTATATCACAGAAGTAATGACATGGGGCAAGAACGAGGCTAAGTGGAAAGCTGCAACGGAATATGCAAAAGATCGTGGATGGGAATTCAAGATTCTTACAGAACACCATCTAGGAATCAAATAAATAGATATATGGATACATACCAAAAACTATTCGACAAAGCAATCTACGATCCAACCATAAAGTATCGTTCCAAAACATGGTTCGATCAACAGGTACTGCTTTTGTCCAAACAAATTTCAACACCAAATAAGTTGGTGAAGAATAGCCCATCTCAAAATAGGTCTCAGATCATTCCAGGTAACTGTTACCTGTATATGTATGATCCGAAACATAAAGATACGCTACCCTACTACGATAGGTTTCCGCTGGTGTTTCCTTTTGCCAAAACACAGCATGGTTTTCGTGGATTGAATATGCACTATCTAGCATATCCAATTCGTATCAAGCTGTTGGACAGACTACAACAGTTTCGTAATAACGACAAGATGGATGGTAACACCAAGTTACGTATGTCATGGGCAACGCTGAATGGCGTGGCTAGATTTAATCTGGCTAAACCCTGCGTCAAAGAATACTTAACCGATCATGTTCGATCGCCTTTTGTGAAAATCAATTCAAAAGACTGGTCCATGGCCATGCTTCTTCCAGTTGAGAGATTTGTCGGTGCAACTAAAGTACAGGTCTGGCAAGACTCACTAGGAAAAATTTAATGCTATCAGATTTCATAACAGAAGTTAA